TCCCTGTTTGTTTCAATATATAATTTGGGATCTTCACAGTTCATAAATTCGTCGTTTAAGTAATACTCCTTTTCTAAATATGATATTGTAGTATTTTTATCTTTTCTATAAATTGTAATGTAATCTAATATAGTATAGTATATTGCATCTATAACGCTCGACAAAATATGATTATTATCAGTTATTTCAACATCATTTTGTCGGACGCGAATACACAGTAACCGTCTCGGGTTTTCCATGGTTTATTTATTTTTTGTTTTTATTCTTTAATGCTTTATTTTCAAAATTTGCATAGATATTGTTTAATAATTTACTATTATTATTTGATTTTGAGCTCGAATTCGAGTTAGAATTAAAATTTAATTTTTTTACAACCTTATTTTTTTGTGGACGTGATATTTTTTTCTTAATTGGGGCTCTCTTTGTAACCCTTGGTTTTGGTGGTACGACTCTTTTTTTGTTTAAGGGTAAAGGAGGTTTACTTTGTAATTCTCTTAGCGTTTGAATGTAATTTACAACTCTAGAACTATTTACAGCGGGTGTTTTTTGTAAAGACATTATAAAATTAACAACTTTATTAACGGTATTTTTTCCAAATTTACCGTATATTTTATTAGCTTCTTTTTCTATTAATAACTTTTTCAAATCCTGTTGTTTATTAAGTTTCCAATTTTTTACCATTGTTCTTTTAGTATCATTTGCGACCATTTTTTTCAAAACACCGTTTCGAGATACAAAATTTTTATTCTTTTCGAGTTGAGTAAGTTTATTTTTAACATCGCGAACATCTTTATTAATATTTATTACGTTTCCGTATTTCTTCATCCATGTTTTACCGTAAAGTTTAATGATATCATTTTTAATACCGTTTACGTTAAGTTTACGTCTTATATTAGTAGGTTTTCTATTTTCTTTTTTCTTAATGTTTAGTAACATTTTTTCCATTTCATTCGCGAGTGCGTTTGGTGAATTTGGTGTTTTAATATTATTTTTATTTTGTAGTTTTTGACACAAAACCTTTACAGTATCTGTATCGTTTACTGATATACCTCTTGATATTGCGAGTGTTACTAATTGTTCTTTTTTCAATTCGCGACACAGTTTATCGTTGATTTTATAATCAGAGTTACCCTTTTCTAATTTATCGAGTGCTTTACATATATCTTCTTTTTTATTTTTATTTTTTACACCAACAACTCCTAATTTTTTAGAAACTTCTAATAAAACTGGTTTAGTAAGACGCTCGCATTTACGTCCTCCTATTTTCATTACACCGTCTTTATCGTAAGTAATTTTTGTATTTTTTGTATTTTGTACTTTACTTTTTTTCGTGGGTTTTCGTTTTGGTTTTTTGAAACAACAATCATACCCTTGTGGATTCTTCCTAACTTCAAACCCTTCGTTACATGGTGGTCGTCTATTCTTAGGACACGTCGAAGCCCCTGTTTTAAGTTTTTGGAGTATTTTTTTACCCGCGTTAACATTTTTGTTAACCAAACCTAAAGTATACCCATTATCGTGTAATTTTTTTACAAGTTCTACACCAAAGGAATACGCACGTTCAAGATCATCGGGGTTAGATTCACCTTGTATTTGAACAATACCCGATCCCGCCTTACCTGTTTTTGTTGTAAAGATAAAAGCATGTTCCTTATATTTTAAATAAAGAAATGGGGAAATTTCAGGTTCGTATTCTATAAAAGAAACTCCCCATATACGCATTTGTCGAAAATCTTGGGTCATTTTAGATAATTGAAAATTTGTATTTGTTAAAAATTGACCTCCTATATTATTATAAAATATATCATTGTACAAAAAACCCTGCTTTTGTGTGTACGTATCTATTATATATTTTTGCAAGGATTCGGGTTGTTTTTTAAGATTTTTCGAACCTAGAAACCCACCAGAAAAACGAATTTTTCCATTTTTATATATGTTAAAGCTGAAATTCTTTTTTTCGACACCGTCCATAACGTACCCGGTAAATTGTGCAGAAGAGAAATTTTTATTTAAATCACCTTTTAAACCAAAATCTTTAGTGTGTATAGCGCCAGTTTGAAATCTTCCGTATATACCTTTTATTTCATTAACATCTACGGTTATTCCACCTGTTATTGGTGCATGTCCTTTTGGTTTTTGTTTTAGAATATCTTTGATATCGAGACGTGATTCATCTTTTGTAAATAATCTATTCACAACACCGTTGTATATACCCGGTCTAAATTTACCTACACGTAGTTCTGTAAAAACAGGCACGTTTTTCGACTGTGTGGAAACGAGTGTATTTGAACGTTTAATTTCCACATTGGAATTTCTAACGAATTGTCGAGGATCCATACTTATACTAGTCTGAGATTTTTAATCAATTAAAAAAATAATGTGAGACATCGTATCCCTTTTCATTTTCTTGTACGATTGGTGCTGCACCATAGACCACATATTTGTCTTTAAAATTGACTGGTCGGTCTAATTTTTCGGGATTATTTATAATCCAATAATCATTTTTCTCTTTCTTTACTTCGATATCACGCACGTAGAACGAACCACCATAAAAATCCTGATTAAAATTTGGCATCTGAATACTCTCTTCTCTACAGAAATCCTTGAGTTTAGACCTAAATAAGTCTAATGGAAATTTTACATTCCGATTTATGGTTATAAGATCGTCTCTTTGTAAGTATTTTTCCAATGGGTTCGTAGCTGCAGCTATTTGTTCCCGGACTTTAAAAAAGTAACTTGGTAAAACATTCCATATATCTTGATCCTGATATTTTTGCGCATATTCCAAATACCCACGTAAACATTTTTGAATAATTTTTGGCATTTCTAATTCTAATTTCGAATCAAGAGTGGGATCAGTATCACTTTCACGAACTTGTTTACCAAAATGAAACGTAACGAGACGACGAAGAATACTTCCCGATTTATCTTTCCATTGTGGTACTTCATTACCTCCCAAAATACCGGGTACTTTCCACACAAAATTTTTAGCTTTCTCGCATTTTACTGCTATAGAAACTTCTTCACCCGAAACGATCGATTGAAACTCCGCTTGTTCTAGCTGTAAATCACCTTTAATTTCAGGTGCAATATACATTAACGCATCATGGATAGATGATAAACCGAATTTTTTTTCAACATTGTTAGAAAGAGTTTTAATATCATCAACTTCGTAAAATTTACGAAACACTTTTGTAATTAGAGTCGACTTTCCTGAACGTGCTATACCCTTCAAGAAAGGTATAACTTGCCACTTATCGAGTTCATTTAGTTCGAAACATAAACGACCTCCTAGGATGTACATCCATTTCATAACATCTTCTTCGTAATCTTGATACTTTAGAACACTATCGAAATAAGGTGTAGGTATATCTTCCCATTTATCAAGTTTACTGAAATCTTCAAATTCTATATCAAAGTATTTACAGCTTACAAGCGTTGGATCTAACGACGCGGCTTCTTTTGAAGTGTACGGGTAAAAAGCAGTATGCCACAACCCTGTAGTATCTGACCAAATCGAACCAATAAAAATACCATTTTTAAATGACCATACACGTCTGTTTTTCTTTATTTCGGGAAATTGCATGTCGTTACAATCTGTCAAATGTTTTATAATTTGCGAAAACATAGCAGTACCGTTAGACGATGTTAAATCTTTCCATAACTCAAACCATTCTTCTTTACCAGCAATTCTATGAACAAACGGTTTAATCTCTTCCTCTTGTTGCCAAGCCTTTGTATCGTAACCATCAAGCGTTTTAATTTGTCGACATGTATATCCCTTGTAACGCCTAGTATTATTTTTATAAAGGGAATCGAGAATAGCAAGTACCGTTTTTTGGAAAACGTTGAGTTCATCAAAATCGGGCATAGAACATCTAAAAAGTGACGGGTTTGTACTAATTTCAAGAGGTACCATTGTTGGGTTATTACGTCTATCATGCACACGGTTCGTACTTAAAACGATATTCCAAGTGTCACACACGTGATCGGTCAGACGACTTAGTCTAAAAGATACACTCAAATCATCCGTGTTACCTTCGTCACTTGAAAGTATACCTAACAATTTACCGCGATTAAAGTACCGTCCCATTTTTTCTAAAATTTGTCTATACATGTTTGATTTTGCTTTCATATCAACGTATTTTGGTTGTTTTGTTTCAGGATCGAGTTCGCTTTCGGTAAAGAATATATTATAGGCGAGTTCAACTGGACTTAACGTGACGAGTTCTATATTATTTTTATCAGGAGATAAACCAAGTTGTTTTTCTTCATGTTTTAACATCCTTATTAATTGTTCTGGATTGAGATTGTCTATTTGATTGGCCATATCTCTATAGAAGGCTTCTTCATGGTCTGCATCCGGACTAATGTATAAGGTATCCGAGTTCATTTATAATTATTACTTACTATTTTTTTATACCTGTTTTTGTAATTGACTTAACAACTTTATCATAATTTTGTTCTGAACTTCGAGTTGTCTCGATATATTTACCAGTGCCGAACATACAGTTTCACCTTCTTCGTTTACAAGAACTGAACTTAAAAGGTTACCTAATCTATCGAGACTATTATCTTCAAATTCAGAATCTATATCGGAATCGTCATAAATAACACCTTCTAATTCATCGACATCTGGGAGTTCGCCTCCGACTGTAGATAGTTCATCTTCTTCAATATTCGATCCAGTTTCGGATTCGGATCCAGATTCAATTTCAATAGTTTCGTCGACACTTTCTTCGTCGACATTTTCAAGTTCTGGTACAGGTTCGTTAGACATTTATATACATCAGGAAAAATCAAATCGAGTTATTTCGCGAAATTACTTGAAAAAAAAATCTCTGCTTATAGTACAAAAACAAACAAAATGGCCGGTGGTCTCATGCAACTCGTCGCCTACGGCGCCCAAGATGTCTACTTGACTGGTAACCCAAAAGTCACTTTTTTCCAGGCGGTTTACAAACGCCACACAAACTTTGCGATGGAAACCATCGAACAAACTATGAACGGTACGGCCGGGCCCGGTGGCCGCGTCTCCATCACGGTCGCCAGAAACGGTGATTTGATCGGCGACATGTACCTCGAAGCGACTACTAAGGCGTCGTTGGCGAATATCTCTGGTGCCACAGAGGATACTAACTGGGTCGCCGAGCGTATTGTCTCGACTGCGGAATTGTCCATTGGTGGTCAAAGAATCGACAAGCACTACCAAAGATGGTGGAGATTGTACTCTGAATTGTACTTGGCCGAAGGGTCCAAGCTCAATTACGGTAAGATGACGACTAACCCAGTTGGGAACTCCACCAAGCAAGTTTACTTGCCACTCATCTTCTTCTTCAACCGCAACCCAGGATTGGCCTTGCCATTGATTGCTTTGCAATACCACGAAGTCAGAATCGACATTGACTTGTCCTCTGAGTTTAGCACGTACGTGACTGGCTTGAAGGTGTGGGGTAACTACATGTACCTCGACACTGAAGAGCGCAGACGATTCGCGCAAAAGGGTCACGAATACTTGATCGAGCAAGTTCAACACACTGGTACTGATGCCTTGGAGGCGTCGGGAACCAAGCAAGTCAGATTGTCCTACAACCACCCAGTCAAGGAATTGGTCTGGTGTGTGACTGACGGTGTTTCCACTGGTATTGACTTGTGGAACCTTGGTACCAAGAACACCCACGCGTTGAACAAAGTTTGCTCTGGTACGAATCCCACTTCTAACATCGCATGCAGTACGTCCCAATCCGGTGCCCCATTGTTTATCCAAGGTGCGACTACTACCGGTGGTACACAAGCGTACAATGAAGAAAACGTTGGTGCGTTGAAGACTGCTAAGTTGGTCCTCAACGGCCAAGACAGATTCAAGGAGCAATCCGGTAAGTACTTTAACCAAGTGCAACCATTTGCCCACCACACCGGTTCGCCATACGCGGGTGTCTACTCGTACTCCTTCGCGCTCAAGCCAGAAGAACATCAACCAACTGGTACGTGTAACTTCTCCAGAATCGACAACGCGCAAATGTCGATTACTTGCAATGCCTTGGGTCAACGTACGGCTCTCGCCCTCGAAATGTTCGCGGTCAACTACAACGTTCTCCGTGTGCAATCCGGTATGGGTGGCCTCGCCTTCTCCAACTAAGCATTTCTTAGTTTATTGAGTTTAGTAAAAAATAAAATTTAAAAAATAAATAAAAA